TTATCTTTGACCCTTGTACTTACATTGTATTGACACAGTTCCCCGCAAAGCGCTCTTACAAGATGACCGAATTGGAAAGAAATAAGAGTGAGACGAGGGATCGGATTGCCCTGAAACTCTATAACGCCAGTGTCGAGAAACGGCAGATCAGGATACGTACCCCCTGTACTGCCGCTGAACAGAAACAGGTCCTCATCTATGGGGCATATGCACGTGATGCCATCATCTTCACCCCTGATTCATTTTCACCTCGTGCCCATGGGTTAGCAGCTGCTCTTCAGGAGTTGGCCGTTCACCTCATGGTCAAAACAAAAGAACACTTCCCGAATGTGTGTCACATTGGCGCTAGTCCGCCCGAAGCTATGCGATCTCGAAAAGAAGGCGACCACTTCTGCAATCTAGTGGAGGATGGTCGCGATGAAGCGCGTATGCGCGCACGGCTTTGTAATGTGTCACGGTCCGTCGCTGCAGCAAAAACTGATGATCGAAAAGGCCGGCAAGCTTTCCTTGAGCTTTTTGAACAAGCTCTCATTCATGGGAAATCTAGCCCGCTCGTCTGCGCCAATGGTTTTGGCGAGTGTGACGTCGTTAATGACATTGGTATTGCTGTTAACTCTCTGCACAACGTATCTCCAGCTGACGTGCTTTCTGCCATGGAAAAGAAAAACATGACGGCCCTGTGGTCCGTAATGTGGTTGCCCGACGAGTTCGCCGTTGAGGATGAGTTTTACAGTGAAAACGCAGGCTACTACTTTCGACCTCATTGTAGTTCAGAAACTCGTAAACGCCAACACTTTCGAACATTGCTTGGCGACAAGCCTTTCTCCGTGGACGAGACTATTGAATCGTTGCGGTTTTATCGCCGTGATGAGTTTACGGAGTTTGGATTTTATAACCACTTAGGCATTGACACCTCTGAACCTTACATTCACAACACCAGAATCGTGAAGGAGTGGATGCATATAGCATGCGTCTACGGCCGCCGTTATAATCTGCATATTGAGATCAATATGGACCTCGGCCCCTGTAAGATTCTTAAATGTTCCCGTGTTGTCCATGCCCTCAGAACGGCCCGCATCCTACGAACAGGGTATGAGAACCATTCTAAAGTTGTTAGGCTACGTGCCTTACACCAGGCTGGCTGGAATCCGAATAAACTTAGACCCAAAGATTACGTCCTGGCGCCTACTCAGAACGTAGAGGCTCTATATACCTATTTAATCAGCCAAGACACCCCCACCGTTAATCTGGCTACCTTGTTTGCTCGCGCGAGGCAGAGTCAGATTGTGATGGGTGACCAGGAATTGCGCGGTGCGTGGAGACCTCCCGCCGAAGATTTTGACGACGTTGTCGTGACTATTTATATAGCTGCACAGATGACGTTGGTTAAGCGAGAACAGTTCCTAGAGAAGTGCCATAAAGTGCTGGTCCAGAAGAATTGTTGGCAACGCATCCTCGCCGTGTACCATTCTTACTTTCCTGGTTTTAAAGCCCTCACGAAAGACTATCTAGAACATTACGACCTGTTTAAGAGGACCTCCGACTTTGTCGTGAAAATAGGCCAGATAAGAGCTCGCGAGTACACCATTCCCTGGACGGCACCTGTATACAAGCCGTTAGACGACAAAGAGGAACTGCTTGCTCTACTTCCGCCGGTTCCTGTAGCCACCATTGACAAGACCCCATTGCCTAGGAAGATAATCGACGAGTATATGCTATCGATCGTTGACAACCAAACGGACGATGCTCTCACGACGGCCTTTATGAGGCTTGCCGCAGAAGTTGCCGCTAAAGAGCCTGGCGACGTAGACCTTTCCAGTATACTATTCGTTGATGGCCCTCCAGGCACAGGGAAGACACATTATGCTGTTAATGAGCTGTGTAATGGACGCACTATCGTGCTCGTTCCCACCCGAGCTTTGGCTGCCGAGTGGACTGGCCTTAGAGTCCCCGGCGTTACCGTAATGACCTATCTTGCAGGGCTCGCTGCCTTAAGATCCGGCGCCGTTTGGGACAGTGTCGTTATTGATGAGATCAGTTTGTTCTCGATCGGTTACGTTGGAGCTGTCCGTCTACTACAACCCCACGCCCGTTTGGCTATTATCGGGGACCTAAAACAGATCGGCTTCATAGACTGGAGCCATACAATGATTGGAGCTGATGAGCACAAGATCTGTTATTATCGGAATAGATTCCAGCTTCACGAGTTAACCGATAACTACCGTAATCCCCCCGGCACAGTTGAGGCTGTCAACGCTCTCTTTGGTTACAAGATGAGCTCGAATGTCAAGGAAGAAACGCCATGGGTTGAAGTTCCGGAGGAGAAGAGCGCTGTCGAGCTATTCTCACGTGCCACACTTATTTGTTTTGGCCAGAACGAGAAGCTTAGACTTACCAACGAATATCCGGGCCGCGAAGTGATGACCGCCCAGGAAGCCCAAGGCGCCACCCGCGATGACGTCATTCTTTTTGTTGACGATGCCTCGTTTCCTTTACGAGCCGCACAACACGAGCAAGGCCATCTAATAGTGGCTTTCACCCGCCATCGGAAACAGCTCGTTGTTATCAAAGCCGAACGTGAGACACTCCGTAAGCTGGCACTTGACTATCCAGCAGCCTACGCTGTGCTTGAAGCGACCCACGGGGAATCCCCGTATCTTACTATGCAACTGCCTCCTATCGACCCTAAGCCGTTGCTTTTGACGCATGACACCACTCCACTGGCCCCGGTTGTAGTTCCAATCAGCCCTGCAGAAGCTGACATGATCTTGGCTTCCAGATTTAAGAACGACGTGACCGATGAGAAACCGTTTCAAGTATTTACTGGTTCGGTCCCTCGTAGTCTCTTGCCAGTCCGAGTTGACACTAGGTGTCTTACGACCGACGACGTTAAAGCCAAAAATCCACTTACTGGGCACCGGCGCTGGTGTAATACACACCAGTGGGGCAAATGTACTAATGGCTCTCCATTTTCCACTCTGATGACCATCGCCGGCCGCTTCGGTCGGAAAGTTACTTTTGTTCCTAATGCTAAAGCAGTCGAAAATGAGGCTGTGAGTATGGTCAAGAAAACCCTGGACCAGTTCTTTAAACCTGAGATGGTCTTCAATGAGGACGATTTCCATCGCGCGTTAGAGGAGTGTGTTATCGTAGGTAAGGAAAAGGGGTCCATTGACAAGATCAAGCCGCTGGAGGAGTTCATCTCTATGATGCGCCTGAATGGTTTTGAGAAAGCGCAGCTCAAAGTTAAAGCCGGCACCGATCTGCCAGCTCATACCTTTAAAGCCGGTCAGAGTATTATTAACCTGGATCCCAACATGAACATGATCATGGGGCCCCTGGCACGCTTCCTCTCGAAAATGGTAATTGAAAACCTTAAGGACAATGTTAAACTTTATGACGGTTGTGAGCTAACCGAAGCCACCCAACATCTGGTTCCCGCGCTTAGAGCCGGTCATAACTTCGGCGGTACTGACATAACCGAACAAGACGCCAGTTTCAATGCCCTCCACAACCTCGTGAAGC